TGCTCCTGGTCGATGACCTCGGGCAGGAGGCCCCGAGCGACCAGGGCGACGTCGTGGCGCTGATCAGCGACCGCCAGGCCGAAGGGCGCCCCACGCTGGTCACCTTCGGCTTCCGCCTCGACGACCTCGCCCCCCGGTACGGCGCGCACTTCGAGCGGCGGCTGGTCGAGGGCGCGGCGCGCGTCGACCTGGGAGGGGGTGCCTGATGGGCCTCATCCTCGGCATCGACCCGGGCACCTGGGAGGGGCGCCACGGTTGGGCGCTCCTGGAGGCCTCGCCAGGATGCCCTCCTCGCTGGCTCTCGGCAGGCCACAGCCCCTCCAAGGCGCTCCTCGACGACCTCGCGCCCCAGGTCCCGCTCGGCCTGCGCGTAGCGCTGGAGACGGCGGCTGGGTACGTCTGGCAGCACTACAAGGGGGCCGACCTGCTCTCGATGAACAGGGCCGCGGGCTACCTGCAGGGGCGCTTCGAGGCCCTCGGCATCGAGGTGCTTACCCCTGCCTCGCAGGACTGGCGCCGCGTGGTGTGCGGCAAGGGCGCGGCCAGCGACGCGCAGATCGCGGCGGCGGTGCGGGCTGGCGTGCTGGGGGTGCCGGCAAGGGCGAAGGTACACAGCCTCGATGCTGCTGGAGCGGCCCTGGCGGTGGCCCGAGGGTGGCGCCCCGTGCCCCCTCAGCTGCGGCTGGCGCTGGCTCCGAAGCGGCGGCAGGTGCGGCCGGCAAGGAAGGTGGGGTGATGGAGAAGCACGGCCTCGCGTTCTTCGACCAGATCCGCGCCGACCTGGCCGCCGAGGGCATCACCATCCGCGCCTCCGACTGGCTCCTCGAGGCAGACGACGCGCCCCCGGACCTGTGCCTCCCGCAGACCTTCAGCCGTGCACCACACGCCGAGTGGGCGATGGTTGGTTTCAGGCGCAACCGCTGCCGGTGGGGACCGCAGGCAGGCAGCTCCGACACGGGGCACGTTCACCACGTGTGCGCGCATACCCAGCGCCAGTGCAAGGTGGAAAACAATGGCTAAAAAGCAGCCCCCGCCCCCGCCAGAATCCACAGGCGCGCGCGCGCCAGCGCCTCCTGTTTGGCTGCGGGTGCGAGCCATCCGGCTGCACCTGGAGGCCGGCACCTGGAGCGGTGAGGTAGAGCGCGAGCTGGCCGAGGAGTGGGGGCTCGACCCGGCGGTGGTCCGGCGCCACGCGGCCGAGGCTCAGCGCCAGCTGGAGGCCGTGCTCGACGCGGGCGCCGCCGCCAGGCAGATCGAGGCGGACCTCTCCACCGCGATCCAGACCGCCTTTGCCCAGGGCGACATGGGTGCCGTCCAGCGGCTGCTCGAGACCCGGCTCAAGCTCCACGGGATCGGCGCCCATCGCGACCCGAAGAACGACCCGAAGCCCACGGCGGCTGCGGTGCCCACGCCTTCCGGAGAGGTGCCCTTCTGGCTCAAGAAGAAGGGCCCGAAGGAGGCGTCGTCGTGAGCCCGCTGGCCCCTCTCTTCATCCCCGGCCTGCGCGTGGAGTTCTGGCAGGTGCCCGGTTCGACTGACGTCGCCGTCATGGCCAACGGCAAGCCCGTCCGCGTTCTCACCGCGGCGCAGTACGAGGAGTTCCAGCGGCGCGTCGCCGCCCTCGGCAAGGACCTTGACGAGAAGGCTGGACGTCGACCATGAGCATCAACGCGTACAACGTGTATCAACGTGTCGTGCTATCCTGCGACCTCATGCACATCCCCAGCTCCATCTTCATCGACGGCAAAGAGTTTCAGGTGGGCTTCGACCGCTGTAGCCCGCCGTCTGGCGACGAACTCAAGGCCCTCTCCGAAGAGGTGCAACGGCGCATGAACTGCTTGAGGGCGCTTCGGGAGGAAGAGGAGAGGGCGCGCGACCACGCGCAGCGCATCGCGTTGGTCATCAAGGAGGAGGAGCGCCAGCTCGACCGGGCGCGCACCGTGCTGAGCGTTCGCGCTCACGGCCTGCCCCTGGTGGAGCGGGAGGGCTGATGCTTTTCACGGACTTCCTCGAAGAGCTGGGCGTGAGGCTGGAGGCCGGTCAGCGGGCCTTCTGCCGCGTCGCCTTCGACGGGGTCCAGGTGGCCGACCTCCAGGGCGAGGACCGCGGCTGGGCGATCAAGATCTTTGGCGACCTGCCGCGGATGCCCGACGAGGAGTGGGCGTTCGTGCGGGCGGTGATATGCATTGTGGCCGGGGGGCGCAGCGGCAAGACGTACCTGTGCAGCCTGCGCATCCTGTACCTGGCCCTGACCCTCGACCTGGAAGGCAAGCTGGCCCCGGGCGAGGAGGCCGTCGCGATCATCCTGGCGCCGCGGCTCAAGGAGGCGCAGCTCAGCCTCAAGTACATCGCCGGACAGGCGCGCAAGAACCCGGACATCAAGCGCCTGATCGTGGCTGACACGGCTGATCAGCTGGTGCTGCGGCGCCCCCAGGATGGGCAACTGGTGACGATCACACCACAGGCCGCTGGCGCGGGCGGCGTGAGCGGGCGAGGCAAGACGCTGATCGCCGTGCTGATGGACGAGACCTGTTTCTTCCGGGACGCGTCGAGCGGGGTGGTCAACGACGATGCGATTTTTGACGCGGCTGAGCCCCGCGTGATCGAGGGAGGTCAGACGTTCGTGTCGTCTACGCCGTGGGTGGCCCGAGGGCTGCTCCACCGGAAGTGGAAGGAGAACCACGGCCACCCGAAGACGGCCCTCAGCGCCCACGCCAGCACGCGAAACATGCGCACGAACGCCTTGCAGCTGCGCAAGGTGGACAACGCGTACAAGAAGGACCCGAGGAACGCGGCCATCGAATTTGGCGCCGAGTGGGGGTCGACCACGGTGGAGCTCTTCTTCACCGACGCCGAGCTGGACAGCCTGTTCGATGGGTCGGCGCCCCCGCTGGGCACCTTGCCCCGACCTGGCTCGACGGTCGCAGCTGGTGGCGACCTGGGGTTCGTCCGGAACAGCTCCAGCCTGGCGATCGTCGTTCAGGCCCGCGGGGTTGTGAGGCTGGCGCACCTCGAGGAGCACCAGCCCCCCAAGGGCCAGAAGCTGCGCCCCAGCGTGGTCTGCAGGGGTTTCGCCGAGACCCTGGCGCGCTACGGATGCGCCGGCCTTGTAGCCGACCAGCACGAGCGAGCCAGCCTGGAGGAGTACCTGTCCGACGCCGACCTCTCGGCCTACGACGCCCCCAGCTCCGTCGACGCCCTCGTGGCGCTGCGGGCAGCGGTGCGCGAGGGGCGCGTCAAGGCCCCGGTGCCCTTGGAGCAGACGGACGAGGAGGCGCCAGCGGACCTGCCCGGAAGGCTCCGAGAGCAGCTGGCAGGCATCCGGCAGAAGCGGACGGTGGGAGACGGCCTGGCCGTGGTCCTGCCCACCGCGCTCGATGGCAGCCACTGCGATCTGGCGGTGGCGTTTGCCCAGGCAGTCTGGGGCCTTGGTGCCGTCGGTGGCGCCGAGGTGGACGAGGAGAAGGAAGAAGACCTATGGGAAGAACGTCATCAGAGAGAGGTTGCCGCCCGCGAGCGGCGGCTCAGGGCCCGGCAGGAGCGCAGCTGGTGAGCGAGGTCGTCGCCCTCGCCACCGCAGCCCGCGCGGCAGGGGTCACCCACCTGCGCATGCGGGTCGGCCCCGTGCGGGAGTTGATCCTGCTGCCCCCCGACCCGCCCGCCGATCCCTCTCCGGCAGAGGCGACGGTCGACCTGGAGCTCCAGCGTCGTGAGCGTGAAGCGCGGCTGCGGGGTGGCTCGTGAGGAGCCGCAACGAAACCCGCTGGTGGAGGGCCGAGAGTCACCACCGCTACGACGTGCTGAGGACGGCGCTGGACGACGTGTACCGCACCAGCGATGCCCGCTTCTGGAGCTACGACCGGGCTGTCCGGCTCTTCGCCGAGAAGCTCGAGGTGGTGATCGGCCGCAACCTGGCGACCCCTGCGCGGCTCGACTTCAACCTGACGCGGACCCTGGCCCTGACCGCTCGGGCGCACCTCACGGAGTACGCCCCGCCGCGCGCCGCGATCTACACGGAGGGCGGCAGCTGGGAGCTACGCCAGCGCGGACAAGCGCTGCAGAAGTGGGTCTCGGCGGCGGTGCTGTCCGCCGACATGGACCGCACCGTACGGGAACTGGCGTCGGTGCGCTGCGCCGTCTTCGGTGACGGCCCCCTGCGGGTCGGCTCTCGCTGGGGGCGCATCACCGTCGACAGCGTGAGGCCCTGGGAGCTGCTCGCCCACGAAGAGGACGAGCGCGCCGGCGACCTCCGCACGCTCTACCACCTGCGCGACGAGGACCGCGGCGTGCTGAGCCACCTGTTCCCCGACGCCGAGCACGTCAAGGCGATCGACGACACCGACGGCTCGGGGCTGCTCCCCTGGGGCAGCTACAGCACCACCTACGGCCACCGCAGCCACCGGATCCCGGTGCTGGAGGCCTGGCACCTGCCCAGCGCCCCCGGCGCCGACGACGGCCGCCACCTGGTGGTGGTCGAGAACCACGTGCTCCTCGACGAGCCCTGGACCTCCTCACGTTTCCCCTTCGCCTGGTGGCGCTGGACGCGCCCGGTGGGCGGCGGCTTCTGGTCGACGGGCATCGCCGACAGTGTGGGTGAGTTCCAGCGCCAGATCGCCGTGCTGCTCCAGCGGCTGCAGCAAGCGATCGATTTGACCACCAACCCCCGGCTGCTGGCGCCGCGCGCGTCTCGGCCCACGCCGTGGCCCCCCACGAACGAGATCGGCGGGATCACCTGGTACAACGGCAACACCCCGCCGATGTGGGACGTGGCCCGCGCCGTCTCCCCCGAGATCGCCGGGCAGATCGAGCGCCTCTGGGGGCAGGGCTTCCGGCAGGAGGGGATCAGCGAGATGGCCGCCATGGGCGTGAAGCCCGCGGGGCTCAACTCCGGCGAGGCCCTGCGCGTCTACGCGGACAAGTCCTCCGGAAGGCTCGCCTCCTGGTCGATCGCCTGCCAGGAACTCTACGTCGAGAGCGCGCACCTGAAGCTCGAAGAGGCCCGGCGCCTCGTGGCCGACGACCCCGAGTTCTCCGTGGTCTACCAGGACGAGCAGCAGCAGTCTGTCGAGCGCATCCCGTTCGCCGACGTCGACCTGGACGAGGACAGCTACGTCATCCGCTCCGGCGCCGTGTCGTCGCTGCCGGACTCCCCGGCGGGGCGCCGCGCGCTGGTGGCGGACATGCTCAGCACCGGGCAGGTCACCCCCGAGCAGGCGCGACGCATGGTTCGCGACCCGGACACCGACGCCGAGCAAAACCTGCTCGACGCGCGGGTGAACTACCTCAAGAAGATCATCGAAGACATGCTGTTCGGGTCGGGCGCCTACACCCCGCCCGAGCCCATGGATGACCTCGCCGGCGCGAAGGAGCTGATCAAGAGCTACTACGCCCGCGCCCGCGCCGAGGGCGTCGACCGCGCGCGCCTCGCTGCGGCCCGAAGGTGGGCGGCTGCGGTCGTCGCGCTCGAGACGCCACCCCCGCCCCCGCCGACTCCTGGAGCCCCGCCGGGAGCGCCGCCGATGCCCCCGGAGGGCGCCCCACCCATGCCGCCCATGCCCCCTCTTCCTGAAGGAATGATGCCATGACCGTCGAAGCCTCCGCCCCCACCACCGACACGTCCGCCTCTCCTGCCTCCGAGGCCCCAGCCGCGCCCGCGGCCTACGGCCCTGCGGCCATCGATCGGATCGTCAGCGCCCACCGTGCCGCCGTCGAAGCCAAGAAGGCGCCCGCCAAGAGCGAGGACGACGAGGACGAGGACGACGACGAGACCCCCGCGGCGCCTCCCGCGGCGCAGCCGCAGGGGAAGAAGCGGACGATCGGCGCCAAGATGAAAGAACTGCGCCAGCAGCGCGCCGCCCTCCGCCAGCAGCTGGCCGACCTCCAGGCCAAGCTCCAGGCCCCCCAGACGTCTCCGTCCTTCGACCCGGAGGGCTTCAAGAAGAGCCCCCTCAAGGCCCTCGAGCAGCTCGGCCTGGACCGAACGGAAGCGCTCGACCTGATCCAGAAGGACGCGCTGGAGACGGGGGGCCTCCCGCCCGCCGTGGCGAAGGCGCTGGACCGGATCCAGAGCGACCTGCAGCAGGCCCTGAAGCGCAACGAGGAGCTGGAGAAGCGCCTCGCCGAGCGCGAGGAAACCGAGCGGCACGAGGCCGGCGTGCGCGCCCTCAAGACCGAGGCCGCGGACCTCAAGAAATACCCCGAGTTGGAGGGCTACGAGTGGCCCGATCTGGAGGGGGCGATCTACCAGGCGATCGAGTTCCTGCGCGCCAGCGGCAAGGGGAGCGCGACGGCGCAGGAAGTGCTCGGCCTGGTCAACGTGGCCTTCGGTCAGCATCACGCGAAGATCGCCGCGCGAGCGAGCAAGAAGGCGCCTGCGCCCCCCGCGCCTCCTGCCCCCGAGCCGGCGCGCAAGGGCAAGGCGGCGCCGCCCCCGCTGCCCCCTGTCACCCCGGGGCCGAAGGGCAAGGTCCGCCTCCCGACGCGGCAGGAAATCCAGCTGCGCGTGGAGCGGGCTAGCGCTCGCTGACGTCCTGTGCGATCCTACTGATCGCAGGCCACAGCCTGCTCTCGCCGCCAGCCTCCGGCGCCGTCTCAGTCGGTCGAACGCTGCCTCCGCCCTGCCGCGGACTCGCCCAGCGACCTCGACTCTCAGACCTGGAGACGGCCCATGGCCCTCGGTCCCGAAGACCTCCTCACAGCGGCAAATTCTCTCAAGAGCGTCTACTCCCCCGACGAACTCAAGCTCGTGATCTGCAAGAAGCGGCCCTTCATGGCCGCGATCCCCAAGGTCGATGACTTTGAGGGAGACGACTACAAGCACACCGTTCAGCACGGCTACAACCAGTCGGCGGGCCCCACCGTCGCGGTTGCGCGCAACACCATCTCCACCAACTCGGAGGAGCGGTTCACCGTCGACCGGAAGCAGTACTACGGGTACGGCAAGATCAGCCGCGAGCTGATCCTCGCGACCCGCAGCAAGAAGGGCTCCGTCGCCAACAAGTACAAGCAGGCGATGGACTCCATGATCATGTCGCTGGGTCGCTTCCTCGACTACGGCGTCTGGTCGAACGGAGGCGGCGCCTACGGCCGTCTCGACGCGGTCGGCGTGGCCGGCGGCCTGCTCAACACGCAGGTGCGCCTTGCCAACCCGGCGATGGCGCTCTGGCTGGAGAGCGACATGCAGCTCCAGTTCTCCGCGAACAGCGGCTACGGCCCGGTCACCACCGTGCGCCAGCCCGGCGGCGGCGCGGAAGGCGCGGCCTCCACCGGCATCACGCTGACCATCCTCGCGGTCAACAAGCGCACCGGCGTCATCACCTTCACGGCTGCTGTCCCCGTGGCTGTCGGCGAGGTGACCGTCAACGATTTCATTTTCCGGCGCCAGACCAAGGGCCTGGTGATCGACGGCGTGCGCGGCTGGATCCCCCAGGACGACACCACCGCCGCCGCGGCCTACCTCGGCGCGACCCGCTCCAGCAACACCGAGCGGCTCTCCGGGCACCGCTGGCTCGACGTGCTCGGCACCTACGCGGAGACGATCCGCGAGGGCTGCGCCCACTTCGCGAACATGGGGATGGATGCCTCGAACATCTACATGAACCCCATGTCGATCACGAAGATCGAGGCGAGCGAGCGCGAGCGCGTCACCACGGTCGACGTGGGCGACCTCGAGATCGGCTTCGAGACGATCAAGTTCAAGACCGCGATCGGTGACCTCGACCTGCAGAGCGAGGTCGCGGTGCCCCCCGGCTGGGCGTTCGTGACCAACCCGAACAGCTGGGCGTTCAAGCACCTCGGCGACATGGTCGGCTTCTTCGAGGAAGCGGGCCTGCTTCAGCGCGTGGTCGGCGAGGACAACTACGACTTCGAGGGCGGCGGGTACGGCAACCTCGTCTGCGAGCTGCCCGGCAACAGCGGGTGGATCAAGGTCGACAAGCTCGCGGCGGAGTTCTGATCATGGCCAACCAGCCACACTACCCGCTGCTGGCGCGCCAGGAAGCCGCGCGCACGATCTGGGGCTCCTGGATCTGCAACAACGCCTCCAACCCCGACGCGTCGACGATCGAAGGCGTGGGGATCAAGGCCGTCACGAAAACGGCCAACGCCGGGGAGTTCGAGGTCGAGCTGGACGACGACTATTTCGCCGTCGGCCCCATCCTTGGCTTCAAGAGCCGCGACGACGTCGAGCCCGCGGCTTCCTGCACCTTCCACTTCCCGAACGCCTCCACGCTCACCTCGACCCGCAAGTTCCTGGTCGAGTACCAGCAGGGCGGCACCGGCACGAACCGCGTGAGCGGCAACAACGTCCGCATCGGGTTCATCCTCTTCGCCATCAACCGGAAGCTGGGGCTCTGACATGGACCTCCTCGCCATGATCAAGAAGCGCCCGAAGGGGGACGCTCCGCCCTCCAAGAGCGACGGCTACGAGGCCGAGATGGACGACGCCGAGGACGACGCCGAGGAGGTCGAGCTCGACGGCCCCGCGCTAATGGAGAAGATGCACAAGTCCTGCAAGGCCGGCGACTACGAGGGCGCCTTCGAGGCGCTTCGCATGGCGGTCGACCTCGCGGCGGAGGAGGAGTGATCGATGGCCGTGGTGACGCTGGCCACGCTGGTCGCCAAAGCCCGGAAGCGGGCGGACATGGTCAACAGCACCTTTCTCTCGGATGCCGAGTGGAAGGAGCTGGTGCTATCCGGCGTCCAGGCGCTGCGCCAGCGCCTCCACGGCGCCGGGCAGGAGTGGGAGCGCCTCACGGCCGAGATGGACACCGTCCCCGGCCAGGCGCTCTACAACCTCCCGACCGACTTTTACCGGCTCCAGGCGCTGATGGCGAACCGGGTGCAGCTCGTGCCCGGCGCCACCCCTGGCACCTGGTACGCCCACGACAGCGACGCCACCGGGTGGATCCCTCTCTTCCCCTTCGAGCTCGCCGAGCTGCCGCAGCTGCTCAGCCGCACCGACGGCCGCGCCGAGACCGCCAGCTACCGCCTTCGCGGCGTGCGCGAGGAGGTCGGGAACGTGTCCCCGGTCACGACCCCGGTGCGCAAGATCGAGATCCGGCCCACCCCGCGGCAGGCCTTCACGCTGCGGCTCGAGTACCTCCCCCTCACGCTGCTCTCTACCAGCGACACGGCTCCGATCGAGGGTCTCGACGGGTTCGAGGAGATCCCGGTCCTGCAGGCGGCGATCTACGCCCTGGACCGCGAAGAGACCTCCTCGACGCACCTGAAGGAGTGGCTGGCGCGCGAGGAGGCACGGCTCGCCGAGGTGGCGAGCGCCCAGGACATGGGCCGCCCCGAGCGCGTCGTCGACGTCTACAGCCAGCAGCACGGCACCGTCATGGACGGCGGCCCGCTCGGCTACGGCTACGGGCGCCGCGGGCGCGGGTGGTACCCGTGAGCGGCGCCGGGCGCGACCAGCGCACCGGGCTCGCCCCGGAGGATCAGCGCTACGATCAGCTGCTGGCGGACCTGCAGCGGCTGCTCCGCGACCCGCTCACCCGGGGCCTCACCCTCGAAGGCCTCGACCTGGTGGCCGGCGCCAACGCGATCGCGCACCGGCTGGGGCGCGTGCCGCAGGGCTGGGTGCCGCTCCGCGTGACCGGCGCCAACCCCTTCAGCGCGCGGGAGACGGCTCGCGACAACCGCTTTCTGACCCTCGACGTGGTGGCCCCCTGCCGCGTCGATCTGAGGGTGTTCTGATGGCGCTGCAGAAGGCGCTCGTGCCGGTGCTGCTGAAGGGCGGCCTGGCGCAGGACACCGACGAGATCGCCCTCGGCCTCGGCGAAGGGTTCGTGCTCGTCGAGAACCTCCGTTACGACCGGGGCGGCGTGCTGAAGAAGCGCGACGGGTACGAGCCTGTCGCCGCCGACACCTTCCGCGGGCTGAGCACGGTGCCCACCGACAAGGCCCGCAGCCTTCACGCGCATCGCGGCGCCCTCGTCGCCGCCCTCGGCTCTCGCGTGGCCACCTACACGCTCAACGGCTGGGCTGACCACGGCCTCAACGCCCCGGGGACGCTGCGCCGCACCTCGGCCGTGCGCATCCCCGAGGCGAGCCTGGAGAACGCCCAGGTGGTGGCGAACGACACGTTCACCGTCGTCACCTGGCTGGCCAGCGACTTCTTGCTCTACAAGCAGTTCGACACCGTGACCGGCGCCGTCCTCCAGGACGAGCGCATCCTGGTGGCGGGCGGCGTCGTCCGGCACCGCGCCTTCGAGTGCGGCGGTGACGTGGTGGTGGTCTACTACACCACGACGACCGAGCTGCGCGCCTTCCGGCTCAAGTTCAACTACAGCTCGGGCACCGTCGTCAGCCCGGACCTCGTGCTCGACACGGTGGCCCACGATGGGCCCTTCGACGCCGCGGCGTCGGTGGGCGAGCCCGGCGTGTTCTACGTCGCCTGGGTGGTGCTCCGCACCGGGGTTCGCGTGGGCAAATACACCGTGCCGGGCGGGCCTCCCCTCGGCGCCCTCACGCTCACCGCGGGCCCGCTGACGCATGCGGACCCGGACGCCTCCGGCTGCGGGCTCGGGCTCTACAACAACGGCGACGTGTGGGTCGCCTGGTCGCAGCTCACGGGCGCGGTCTTGAGCATCCGCCTCGGGCGCTGGACGCCCTCGCCGTTCGCCTTCGCCGGCGCCACCACGGTCCACACCCCGGGCATCCCCGCCGCCTCGCACGCGAACCGGCTGGTGGTGAGCTACGACGGCTGGGTCGGCTGGGCCAACGCTCCGGCGGGCGGGGGGTTCCAGCTCTGCGACTCGGCGGGCCTGGCCACGGGCAGCCGCGCCATCGTGTACCGCGCGGTGCCCCAGTCGCGGTTCTTCCGCCACGACGCCGCCGACTGGATCTTCCTCGGCGAGGCCGACACGTACTTCCTCGTGCGCCCCGACCAGGGGCAGGACCTGCCCCGCACGGTCACCTACCACGGAGCGACCTGCCTGGACGTGGCCGGGGGAACGCTGGCGACGCACCCCTTCGGCGAGGTCGAGCTGCTCGGCGCCGCGCGGTTCCGCTGGGCGGCGCTGGTGCGCACCGGCGTCGTCAGCCCCAGCAGCACCACCACCAAGGGGCGCAAGGGCGTCGACCTGGTGGACCTCGATCTCGACCCGAACCAGGCGCCGGTGGTGGTGTCCTGCGAGGCGAACGGCTGCCTCGTGACCGGCGGCGCTCTGGCCTCGTGGTTCGACGGCCAGCAGGTGACGGAGCAAGGGTTCCTCCGCCCGCCGCTGATCGAGCTGACGACGGTGGTGGCGGGGCTCGGCAGCATCGAAGGCGCCGACATCGCCCCCGGCATCCACAACGTCTACCTGTACCGCGCCTGCTACGAGTACCAGGACGAGCGGGGCCTCTGGCACGTGAGCGAGCCCTCGCCGCCGGTGGCGGTGAGCGTGACGCTGGCGGACACCAACGCGAAGATCGTCCTGCAGCTCGCGCACCTCCTGGCCACCCGGCGCGGCGACGTGCCCTGGCCCGGCGGACGCAACGCGCGCGTCGCGGTCTTCCGCTCGCTGAAGAACAACCCGGACCCCTCGGGGCTCCTCGGGCCGTACTACCGCATCACCGACCCGAACGGCGCCAACCTGCCGAACGCGCGGGGGCAGAACTTCCAGACCTACGAGGACACGCTGAGCGACGCCCAGGTGCTCGCCCTCGGCTTCGGCCAGCTCTACACCGACGGCGGCGTGCTGCCGAACCGGCTGGTACCGTCGCTGCTGGCGGTGACGACCTGGCAGGGGCGCGTGTGGGGCGTCAGCGGCGAAGACCCGCGCCAGATCGTCTACACGCAGGAGCTGCTCCCCGGCGAGGCCCCCGGCTGGAACCCGTCCGAGCTGTTCGTCCAGGTCGAGGAGGACGCGACGGGCGTGGCCCCCGCGGGCGGGAGCCTCCTGATCTTCACCCGGCGCCGCATCTACGCCCTCTCGGGGCTTGGCCCCACGCTGGCGGGGCAGGGGGCCGACTGGCGCGGCCCCACCGTCGTCAGCGAGGCCGTGGGCTGCGTCGACGCGCGCTCGATCGTCGACTTCCCCGGCGGCGTCGTTTTCCTGGCGGAGCAGGGGTTCCACCTCCTGCCCTCGCCGCAGGCCACGCCGGTCTTCCTCGGGGGGCCGGTGCTGCAGCTCACCCGCGACTACCCCGTGTGCCGCGGGAGCGCCCACGACGAGGCGAACGGGCGGCTGCTCTGGACGATGGCGCGCACCACGGGCCAGAGCCTCACGCTGGTCTTCGATTACCTCCGCAACGCGTGGATGGTCTGGACCCCCGCAGGCACGTCCTCGACGCGCTACCCGGGCCCCCTTGCGGTCCTCGACGGGCAACACTGGTACGGCAACGCCGCCGACGTGCTGCGTCAGGACACGGTCCCCACCGACGACGGCAATTACGTCCCCTGGCGGCTGATTCTGCCCTGGGCGCGGCTCGGGAACGTCGCGGGCTTCGAGCGGCTGTGGCGCGTCTGCGTCTCGCTGAAGCGCAGCGTCGGCACCAAGCTGCTGACGCGGCTGCGCACCGACGACAGCACCGCCCTCGACCAGGAGGCCGAGCACGACCTCGGCACCCTCGACGCGGTCACCGGCGAACGCCTCGTGGCCGAGACGCACGTGGCCCGGCAGAAGTGCCGCAGCGTCCAGGTCGAGCTGAGCGAGGAGCTGGTGGAGCCCTCCGACCCGACGACCGAGTCGGGGACGCTGGAGCTCTACGGCGTGGATCTCGAGATCGGGCGCAAGAAGGGGCGGTGGAAGACCGCCCCGGAGAACCGGAGGTAACCGTGCTGAAAGACATCGCCACCATCGCAGCGGGCCCCCTCGGGGGCGCCGGCCTCCTGTTCGGGAGCGACGCCGCCGGCAGCTTCGGCGACACGCTGAAGCGAGGCCGCGGGCCGGACGCCGCTGCCTACGGCTACAACTACACGCCCGAGTTCGACTGGGCGCGGGCCAACGCGGACTACCAGGCCCAGAACCAGGCGCGCACCGACATGCAGCGCGCAGCCGAGCAAGCTCGCCTTCAGGCAGAGGGGAAGCTCGGGCCATCGCTGGCTCAGCTCCAGCTCCAGGACGGCATGCAGCGCGCCGCCCAGGAGCAGGCCCAGAGCGCCGCCAGCGCCCGCGGGGGGCCCGCCGCGCAGGCCGCCGCGCGTCGCCAGGCGATGGCCGCTCAGGCAGGCTCACAGGGGGCGCTCGCCGCCGCGGCAGGACAGCAGCGCGTGGCCGAGCAGAACGCGGCCTACCAGCGTGAGCTCGCCGCCCTCCAGGGCGCGGGCCAGGTGGCGGGCCAGCAGCGCCAGGGAAGCCTTGCGATGAGCCAGGCCGAGGTGGACGCGAACATGCAGGCGGAGCGGTACCGGCAGGAGGGCCGGATGGGCTACGACGCAGCCGCCACCGGCGCGGACAAGGCGTACCGCGACCGCATGGAGCGCTTCTACGGAAAGTTTATCGATCAGGCCAGCGCCGGCGGGACGAAGGCGGTCACCGGGGGGCTGGGCTGATGCCCGCGTACACGAGCTATTCCCGGCTGCCGGACGGGCGGGTGCAGCTCACCGACGACCAGGGCGGTCAGCTCACCCTGCTTGATAGCCCCTCCGTGAAGGCGGAGATGGACCGGATCGACGCGGCGCAGCCTGCGGCGCCGGAGGTGGTGCCCGACGGGATCGTCGTGGCCCAGAGCCCGACGATGACGGCGCAGCGGGCACAGGTGCCGAACACCTTGCCCACACCTCCGGCAGAAGCGCCGGCTCCGATCGCCGGGGGCTCTCCGCTGGTGCCTCCTGCGCCCCTCGTCAACGTGGCGCCCCCCACGGGCGGCTCTCCGCTGGTGCCCCAGGCCGCCACGCCGGAGGCCCCCGCGGCAGCCGCACCGGCACCTCCGGCGCCAGCCCCGGCGAGCCCCGGCCCCATCGCGCGCGCCGGCGCAGGCTCGACGGGGCCCACGCCAGGCAACGCGGCGGCGAACCTGTACGCGGCGGCGGCGGAGGCCGAGCTTCGAGGGAGCCCGGGCACTTTCGTCCCCGGGGGCACCTTCAAGACCGGCGCGACGCAGCAGTACGCGCCAGGCCCGGACCCGGCGGCGACGGCGAGCCGCGAGGACGCTGAGCGTCAGCGCGGGCTGGTCGATCAGTCGCTGGCGTGGGTCGAGGCGCGGAAGAACCAGGAGCTGAACGAGCTGGCGCAGGCCGAGGCCGCACGCGCCGCGGAGCGCCAGAAGAAGATCGACGAGCTCCAGGCGAAACAGGCCGAAAAGCTTGGCGGCGTGCTCGGGCAGATCGACGCGAAGCGCAAGGACATCGCGGACGCGAAGCTCGACCCGAACCGGCTGATCAAGGAGATGAGCACGGGCCAGCAGGTGCTTGTTGGGATCTTCCAGCTGATCGGCGCCTTCGGCCACGCGCTGGCCGACAAGGACGGCCCGTCGCTGGCGATGCAAACGCTGGATGAGGCGCTGAAAACCGACCTGGAGATGCAGAAATACGCCGTCGACCAGAAGCGCGGCGACCTCAACACCCTCGGCGAAATCTACAAGCTCACGAAGGAGCAGTTCGGCGACGAGAAGATGGCCATGGATGCGGCGTACATCGCTGGCCTGGACATCTACAAGGCGAAGATTCAGAAGACGATCAGCGAGGCCGACGCGGCGATGGGCGTCGAGACCCAGTACGACGCCGACGGGAAAATCATCGCGGGCGCCCCTTATTCGATGCGCGCGCAGAAGGTGCTCGCGGATCTGGCGGTGGAGCAGGCGAGGCTCAAGGAGCAGCTCTCGCAGGCTGCGAACGGCCAGATCGCCCAGCAGTTCCAGACCGTCCCCGACAAGGTCGTGGGCGGGAAGGCGCCGAACTTCGCCAAGGCCGCAGAGTACCTGGACAAGGCCGAAAAGGCGGCCGGCGGCTCGGGACAACAGGTCACGTATGACGGCAAAAAGTACAAGATCGCTAGCTTCGCCGAAGCCGGGGAAGGCAAGGATCTTCGCAAAGAGCTTGGGGATATTGAAGTCCTCAAGAAGGACCTCGCTCTCCTCGAGCGCGAGTTGAGAGAACACCCCATCGACTCCAAGACCTTCAACAAATCGAAGGTGCTGGGGTTGATGGAGCGATCTACCAGCAAGGCGAACGTGGTGCTCGGCCAGGGCTCCAAGAACAACGAAGAAGCGGCGCGCTGGGAAAAAATCGTCAGCAGCGTTCTCACCAACGGCGTCGGGGCCGTCGAGGACATGCACCGGTGGGCCGACGACATGGCGCGCTCGAAGCTCGACCAGGTGAACGCCACGCCCGCCGGCGCCTCCGGTGGGGGCGGCGTGCGGCTCGGCGATCGCACGCGCGCCGTGATCGACGGCAAGCCCATCCCGATGGGGGGCGGCGTGGTCGGCATGCCGCGCCAGGGCGGCGGCGCTCCTGCCCCCGTGGTGCGCGCCAGCGGCGTCCGGGCCACCCCGCTCGACCGCGCAGGCGCCTCGCTGGTGACCGCCACGACGACCCGCGACGAGCGCACCCGAGCGAGGGCCGTCGAGACCGCGAAGGCCGCGATCAGCGACAGCGTACGCGCCAACCAACTTGGCCCCGGCGAGGCGCGCGTGGCGCTCCAGCTGGCCGAGGCCGGGGACATCGAAGGGCTCTTGAGCTTCCTGGGGCGGATGCGCGGCGCCGTGTCGACGGCTCCTCAGCCGAGCCTCGACGACTTCAACCGGCAGGTATCCAACCAACTGTTGCTCCAGGAGCTGAAGCGCGCCGGGCGGGCCTCTGAGGCGGCGCTCTCCTCTCCGGTGAGCGTCACGGTCACCACGGGGGCCGGCGGGGGCAAGAAGGGCGGCAGCGCCCCGGCGGTGAAGCCCCAGAAGCCGGTCAACCTGAGCGGGAAGAAGGGCAAGTAATGGCCGCGCCTCCTCCTCCCGCGAGCACGATCACGGTCTACGGCCCCGACGATCAACCCGTCGAGGTGCCGGCGGCGGAGGCGGCGGCGTTGCTGCGCTCGGGCCAGTACGGCCTCCCCGAGAGCGCCGCGGTCCCGGTGCAGAAGGCCGACGGCTCCTGGGAGACGGTCACCGGCGCCGAGGCGGTGCAGCGCGCGCAGTCGTTCAGCACGCGCCTCGGGAGCGCGGCGGACGTCCAGGACTACCAGAAGAGCGAGGAGTTTCGGGGGCTCGGAAACAAGGCCCTCGCAGCGGGCTCGGGTCTGGTCGACTCGGCTCTTCTCGGCTTCGGCGACGCGGCCGTGGTCAAGGGCGCCGAGCTGATCGGCAAGGGGGACGAAGCGCGCGCGTTCCTGCAGGACGCCGACCGCTACGCCCCCGGCTCGCGGATGGCCGGCCAGGCCGCCGGCTTCCTGCTCCCCCTGGTGGCCACCGGAGGAAGCTCCTCGGCTGCCACCGGGGCCAGCGTCGCCGGGCGCGCGGCGCGGGTCGCCACGGCGCTCCCTCGGGGCCTGACGGCGGTGGCCGAGGGGGCGGGGAGCCTCGCCTCTCGCGCCGTCGGTGGAGGCCTCCCCGGGCGGTTCATCGCGCCGGTGGTCAGCCAGGGCCTCGAGCTCGGCGTGTACGGCGCGGGCCAGCGGGTGAGCCAGACCGTGGTGCGAGACCCCCAGGCCGACGGCGCCGCGCTGGCAGCTGCGCTCGGGCAGGGGTTTCTCCACGGGGGTGCGATGGGCGCCGCCTTCGGTGGGGCCTTCGGCCTCGGGGGCGTGGCCCTCGGGCTCGGGGGGCGAGCCGCTCAGCGTGGCGCCGACGCCGTGAAGGGGCGGGTCGGCGAGTTCATCCAGACCACCGGGGAGCGCGTGCGAGGCCTGGAGGAGCTGGTGCGCACCGGCGAGCTTCCCGGCGCCCTCGGGGAGCGGCTGGGCGCTGGGCTCGACCAGGCCACGGGGCTCGCCGAGAAGGTCACCGGGCGCACCGCTCCCGAGGCCACGACCCTCGCCGGCAAGGCCGACCGCCTCGCGCGGACGGTGCTCGACGTCGACAAGGCGGCCGTCGAGAAGGCAATTCAGAGCACCGGGGCGACCGACAAGATCCTGCAGAAGGCCGAGAAGCTCGGGGGCTCTCGCGAGATCGCCGCGCGGCAGATCGTGGAGGACCTGCCCCGGCTCGCGGGCAAGGAAGGCAAAGTGCTCACCTTCGCGGAGCAGGCCGAGGCAGCGCAGCTGCTCCGCCGCGAGGTGGGCCAGAAGGTGGGCGACGCGCTCGAGGCGCTCGACGCTGCGGGCAAGGGAATCTCCGTCTCCGTCGTCGTCAAGAAGGCGCAGCAAGAGGTGGTGGAAGATCTGCGAAAGCTGGCCGGCGCCGAGGGCTACGCCGACCGGATCGACAGCTACCTGGCTTCGCTGAAGAGCAAGAGCACCCGCGGGCGAATGGGCCTCAAGGACTTTCACCAGCAGCGCTCCTTCCTCGACGACATGGTCTTCGAGGCAAAGGCGAGCAACAGCCCGGCGCGCAAGGGCCTGGAGCGCGTGCGGGCGATCATGGAAGAGAGCTTCGAGGCCTCGGCCTCGCGCGCGGCGAAGGCCGCAGGCAACGATGCGGCGAAGGCCTACAAGACCGCGAAGGCCGAGTATCGCGCGGCGAAATGGGTGGAAGAGGCGACGGCGAAAGGCGCGGGGCGCACCAACGCGAACCGCGCCATCGGCTTCTCGGAGCAGGTCGGCGCCCTCACCGGCGCGGTGCTTGGCGGCGGTGGTGTCACCGGGCTGGTGACCAGCGTGGCCAGCGCCGCGGCGAACCGCGCGATCAAGCAAGTTGGCGATCAAACGACCGCCGCGATCCTCCGGGAGATGCAGCTTGGGAAGCCCCTGGCGGAGGCCGTCGCGGACGTCACCCGGCGCAACGTGGGCGACAAGGTGGAGCGCTTCTTCGCCGCCGCGGAGCCGGTGCGACAGCGAGCCTCGGGGCTGCTGTCCCGGGCTCGCGAGGCCGGAGAGCGTGCGGTCGAGGTCGGCCGCGCCGCGGGGCGTGCCACCCTCGCCGCCGGGCGCTTCTCCGCGCGGGCCACGGGGCGCGCTGCGGAGGCCGCGGCGATGGCCGCTGAGTACGACCGCAGGCGCAGCGAGGTGCTCTCCGTGCGCGTCGGTGGAGCCGACAGGGTCGCAGCCACGGCGGAGCGGTTCCGCCAGATCGGCGCCTCCCCGGAGGCCGCCCAGCGCGCCGCCGAGACGGCTGCCCGCGGGGCCGAGCTCCTGGCGAAGAAGCTCCCCCCGGTGCCGCAGCGCATGCAGACGCTCCAGCCCGAGCTGAGCGCCGACCGCCCGGACCCCGCAGCGATGGAAAAGTGGCTGCGGCTGGCGAAGGTGGTGGAGCAGCCCGCGGTGGTGCTCGACTACCTGGCCGACGGCACGCTGGACCCCGAGGAGACGGAGCTTTTCCGCGAGGCGCACCCCGATACCTACCGGCAGATCGTGGACCTGGTGTCGATCAAGGTGGCCCAGGAGACGGAGGCCGGGCGTCCCCTCAGCTACGAGAAGGCGCTGGCCCTCGGGACGCTCCTTGACGTGGTGGCGGACCCCACGCTGGACCCCGCGTTCATCGCGGCGATGCAGCGCCCACCGCAGCCTCCCACGCCTCCGCTCGCGCCCTCGCGCCGCGCCGCTTCCAAGGCCCCCGCGCTCTTCGACCCACGACAGGAGATCTGATGGACCTCACGCAATTTTCCCTCGTAGACACGGACCCCGGCAACGACGTGGTGCGCAGCGACGGCACGCGCGGCACGGCGCTGAGCGACTCGCTGAAGCTCGGCGCCGTTGCCGTCGCGATCAAATTCGACGTCGGCGCCACGGGGAACCTCACCTTTGTCAACCGCGCGGGGCGGACGCGCACGATCGACGTCGCGACCTACGCGACGGGGGTGTGGCACCTGCTCCAGATCGCCCAGGTGCGCGCCACCGGGACCACGGTGGCGGCCACGGCTTTCGAGCTGGGCTGGAGCTGGTGAGATGTTCGCCTCGCTGACCTTGCTGGCGCAGCTGAGCGGAGCCGCTGCCGCGTCGCCTCCGGCGCCGCCGACCTTCGACCCCACCGACTGGAGCGGATGCACGCTGGACCTGGTGGCCGAGGACTGCGACCCGACGGCAAGCCCGGCGACGTGGGTAAGCCGCGTGGGCTCCGTCTCCTTCACCGCCAGCGGCGCCTCGCGCCCCATCGCAGGCGATCCGATGGGCGGGCAGGACACGCTGCGCTTCTCGGGGGCGCAGTCGATGACCTCGACCACGGTGCTCAGCTCCGTGCTCTCAGACCTCGACGACTGGACGGTTTTTATCGTCCTCAAGGTCAAGGGATACACGAACCTCGCCACCTTCGGAGCCTACGCCGCTGGCGATTTTTACTTCGGCGACAGCACCGAGTATTTCGTGCTTCAGGGGACCACCGCCAACAACGGGCAGGTGTTCGGCGCGAACTACAACGCGGGCGCCTACTACGCAGCGCGCCGCACGCTCGCGGTGGACACAGGAGCCGCGCTCGGCTTCCGCGGGAGCAGCGCCGCGGGGAAATCCTGGGCGGCGCTGACCGACCAGGTGGAGGCGACGGCGCAGTCATCCGCGCTCGCCACAAGCGCGGTGATCGGCTCGCTCGCGGGACAGCTCAGGATCGGCGGCGGAAGCCCCTCGGGGAAGTTCGGCAATTTCGAGGTGGCGCGTATTTTTGCCTACAATCGCGCGCTGTCCGACCTGGAATACGACGAGGTCGTCGCGGCGCTCCAGGCGTTCTACGGCCTCGGCTCGCTGGCGTGGGAGCCCACCACACCGGCGGCGCCGTCGTGGTGGCACGCGGTCGAGGCCGGTCGAATCTGGCAGGATACCGCGGGCACCGTCGCCGCGGTGAATCCGGGCGATCCGGTGGCGCGCATCGACGCTCGTGCGGGCACGAATTTTTCGCAGGCCACGGGCTCCTTGCAGCCGTACCTTGCCGCCCTCGGGGACGGCCTGGCGGTGCGCTCCGATGATGTGGACGACAACCTCGGCAACAGCGCAACCTTTGCCGCCGGGGCCAAAACATTCGCGTGCATCTTCGAGACGTTTTCGCAGCCGAGTAGCGCGGGAAACGAGACGATCCTGCGCCTCGGGACGACGCCGCAGCAGATCGCGGTGAGGCACTCGGGCCTATCCGCCTCCGGTGCCAAGGGCTTCAATTTTGCGGTGGATCGGACGAGCACGACGGGCGTGTGCATCCAGCCCACGGGCGGCGCGGCGCTGCTCTCGAATGGCATCCACACCCTTGTGATCCGCTACACCGGCGGCGGCACCACCACAGCAGCGGCCTACCGTGCGTGGCTCGACGGCGTCGAGGTCAGCTTGACGACCGGAGGGAACATGGCCGCGAGCGGCAACACCCGCTGGCTGGCCACCAGCGTCCCCGCGGAGGTGTGCAACGCATCGGTGCGCGAGTCGCTGGTGTGGCTCGAGGCCATCGCGCCCGAGGACTGCGCGGCGATGGCCGCGCGACTGGAGGCGATGCGCTCGTGATGCGCGTCCTTGTCATTCTTCGCTCTGCTCTCGACACCCTGATCCGAAAGGCACTCACCACCATGGTCACCGCTCGCACGTACCGCCTCTATCTCGCCTGCCCGCCCGCTGAACTGGCTGCGCTCCAGGCGTTCCTCTACGCCCTCGGGCGCCCCGTTGGATCCGTCGATCTGGTGCTGGAGGCCGGCGTCGACGGCGTGGCGCCGGTGCTCTACCGCGTCGGGTCCGATACATTTACCGACGAGGAAGTGACGGCGCTGCGGCCCTGGATCTCCCCGGGAGGCGCCGGGTACGCCGCGGGGATGCGCTGCCGCCGCGGGCTCAACACAGCCACCGAGGTACCGGCGCCGGATGTGGAGCCGGGCAAAATCACCGTGACGGTGATCGACGAGGGCGAGCCGATCCCGTCGGGGGTCGACTGGGACGACACTCGGCTGACTTTCCCGCGCTTCCTTGAGGAGCTGGGCGTCGCCATCATCGAGCCCGCAATCTGATGGCCCAAGGCCCTGGAGGGACCATGGCTGAGCCCACCGGAATTTTGTCTATTGCCGCCGCGGCCGTCGCTGCAGGTGGCGCGATCCTCCAGGGCGTATGGAAGGCCAAGGACGATCGCGAGAAGGAAGAACGCGCGCGCCGAGAATCCGAGGACAAAGAGGACCGAGAGGCGATCTCTCGGCGCCTCGGAGCGCTCGAGTCGAAGGTCGTCGCTCATGACATCGCAGACGCGCGCCACGACCAGGCGCTCGAGCATCTCTCGGCCCTGCTGACCGAGATACGCGACGAGCTGCGCGAGATGCGTCGGGCGCTGCTGGAGCGCCCTGGCTCCAGCCCAGGAGGCCGACGATGATCGATGCAACGAAGTACGCCCCCACCTTCCGCTCGGCCTGCACGTCGCTCAAGGGGGAGGCCTACTGCTCCCCCACGGTGGTCCAGGCGCTCATGGCGGTCTCGCGCCACGAAACGTGCTTCAGCGACTGCAAACCCTTCGTGGGGGCCCACAACTACGGCGCGATCCAGTGCGGAGTGATCGCCGACAAGGCCGGGAAATGCCCTGCCAACTGCATCCCCGCACGGGACACCTCGCCGACTGCAACCGGCGCGAGCATCGCGTACCTTGGATGCTTCCGCGCGAAGCCTTCGGCCGAAGAAGGCATCGCCGATTTCGTGCGGCTGATGACCTTCCAGCGCCCCCTGATCGCGGAGGCCTTGCCCTCGGGGGACGCGCGGCAGATCGCCTGGGCGATGCGCCGCTCGTACTACTTCGAGGGCTTCGGCAAGACCCAGGAGGAAAGGGTCGAGAACTACGCGACGGCCATCGCCAAGAACGCGAAGGTGAACGCCTCGCAGCTGCGCCAGGAGCTGCTCGTGTCCCTCCCGCCCCTCGAGGAGGAGGGCATCGGCACCGTCGACATCGCCGCCGGCTCAACGGCCGCCGGGCTGCTGATCGCAGCGCTGCTCAAGAGGATCACGAAAGGATCGCAAGAATGACCGCCTCTGGACAGAGCGTCGCCCTCTTCGCCTTTGCTGCGGCCCTGCTGCTGTTCGTGGCCCTGCGCCACACCAGCCCCGCTGGGGAGCCTCCGCCGGCCGACGCCCTCGGCGAGCTCGGCGCGGTCGTGATCGACGCCGAGCAGGCGCTGCTGGTCGGCCAGCTCGCCTGCGAAGCCCTGGCCGAGGAGGAGCGGGCCCCGTGCCTGGCTCGCCTCGACGACCTCCAGGCCGCCGTCGGAGTGGCCAGGGCGCTCCACACCTCCGGCGAGGTGTGCCGGCGCCAGGCCCAGGCCGAGTGCCTCACGGCCTCCCTGGAGCAGGCGCGCGGCGCCCTCCCCGAGCTGCGCCGCGCGATGGCGCAGGCGGCGGCGGTACGGTAGGCTCTGGCCGTGCGTTCTTCTTGTACGACCTGTCTCAAGGGCCCCGCATGAGCCGCCGCCTCATCGTCGGCAATGACGACGACGTGCTGTCCGTGGTCGAGATGCCCGCGGAGGTCATTGGCGCGTGGTGCGACGGGTACGTGACGGGAGCGGGGCTGTCTGATCGGTGGGACACCATCCGGGTCATCGACCCCGACGACCCGGCGCAGGTGGAGAAGGCAGAGCAGGAGCTGACCGGCGACGCGCTCGAACGGCTCCGCCTCCTGGCCTACGGGCTGAGGCAGCGCCCTCCGGAGGAGCCCTGATCGCGCGCGACCTCCTGGCGGACGGCTACCGGCGGCGGTAGGCTGCTCTCGTGGGCGGCGCCCGGGGGTCTGCGTAGGCGGGCCGGTGATGCGAGGCTCGGAGGTCAACCCCCGGGCCTTCTCGCTTTTAATCCGCCACCATGGTGTTAACCTGGTGCTCTCCATGGCCGACGATCACGAGCCCATCCTCAAATTCTTCGCGTACGAGCACCTGCCGGCGCACCTCCAGGAGCACTCGCGGCCCTGGTGCGAGCTGGCCCGGCGGCTCGTCGACACCCTGCCTCGCAGCGCCGAGCGCAGCGTCGCCCTCCGCAAGCTCCTCGAGGGGAAGGACGCGGCGGTGAGGGCAGCGCTCTGAAGATACCCGTGCGCTGGCGTCCGAGGAGGCCAGCGGGGAGAAGGCCCCTCCCGGAAGACCCGCAAGGGCAAGGGCAAGTCGACCCGCCTCGGGCGCCACCGTGCGCCGCAGAAGCGGACCATCGGCGGCCACCTAACAACCCCCGCTCTCGCCCCCTCACCTGCAAGCGCTACCGAGGGCCAGCCTGGGCGGGGGTTGGGCTTTTAATCCACCGCGGCGGTGCTACCCTTGGGGCTCCTCGACAAAGGCTCTCGCAAGGGAGGCACACATGCGCCCCACCCGCTAACGGCGGCCCAAGGCTATCAGTCACCCAAACCCAGCGCCCTCGATCCTCGGACCGGGGGCGCTGGCTTTTGTCACCCTCGCCACCTGGCCCACAGGTCGAGGAGGCGGAGCACCTCTGGTGGCGGAGGCTCGCGGTAGCTCATCGGCGGCGAGGCCTCCAGCCGGCCCCGTCGCAGTCGTCGCACAGCGTCCAGTGGCACCCCGGGTACCCGCATGGCTCCCACCCTGCTGGGCGCTCCGAGCCGGGCGGGTAAGGCCACGGGCGAGGGCGCGGCGCCCTGGTGGCAGGCGGCCCCACCAGGGCGCGGGCCTCCTCGATGCGCGCCTTGGGGAGCACCCACAGGCGAGTGCGGCGGTCGTAGAGCCCGCCCATCTTTTTCAGCGCTGCCCGGTGCGGGTAGGTGTCTCCCACGCCAGTCAGCACCTCCCACTCGTCGGCTCGCGTCATGGGGTGATCCTACGTCAAAACGGGATGTCGTCGTCCGAGGTCGCGGGGATCTGCTCCTGCACCGGCGGGTGGACCTCCTCCCGGTGCTGAGGGCGCCGCGGGCCACGGTGCCCCCGCTGCTCCAGCCGCAGCGCCCAGCCCAGCGCCCTGGCCGCGTCGCGCCGCGCGTAGCCCGATTTGGGGCGCCCCTTCGCGTCGACGTTGCCCTT